ATCTGCTTCGTTTTCATGCTGGCACAAATGGACTTAGCCAGAATATTGTTTGGCAAGGAAAAACCTATACAGCGTTTCCAGTTCAAATTACCGGATTTGACTATTCTGGGAACGGCCAGCTTCCAAGACCAAAGTTACAGGTGGCCAACATCACCGGTGCGATTAGTCTTTTGGTGCTGACGTATGATGACCTTCTTGGTGCCAAAGTTAGCCGGAAACGGACACTCGCAAAATATCTTGATTCGGTCAACTTCGGCGGGATAAACCCAACTGCAGATCCGGCTGCCGAATTCCAAGACGACATATTTTATGTTGATCGTAAGGTAAGTGAGACTCGAGACGTAGTTGAATTTGAACTTGCTGCTGCCTTTGATGTGGCAGGTGTCCAGCTGCCCCGCAGGCAAATCATTCAGAATGTCTGTACTTGGAAGTATCGCGGCACTCAATGCGGGTATTCAGGCAGCAACTACTGGAACACCTCGGACCAAGTTGTCGGTTCACTTGCGCTTGATGCGTGCGGCAAGCGACTGTCCAGTTGCAAGCTGCGCTTTGGTGAGTACGATCCGTTGCCGTTCGGCGGCTTCCCATCCGCTGGGCTCACACGATGAAACGTGATGCGTTTAACCATGCAATGGCTGAATTTCCGCGAGAATCTTGCGGGCTGGTTGTGATGGCGAGCCGCGGGCCGACTTATCACCCATGCGAGAACCTATCCAACGCAGCGTCATGCTTTTTGATGGACCCGAAAGACTACGCGCGCGCTGCTGAAATGGGCGAGATCGTCGCGGTGGTGCATAGCCACCCGAACCTGTCACCGACACCGAGCTTGATCGACCGTCAGGCGTGCGCCGCGAGTGGCTTGCCGTGGAGCATTGTTTCAGTGCCTGATGGTAGCTGGGCATACTGCGAGCCGCAGGGTTACACGCCGGATCTGATTGGCCGGCAATGGGTGCATGCCGAGTCTGATTGTTATACCTTGGTCCGCGACTGGTACAGGATCAACGGTTCGATCTACCTCAACGACTACGATCGCAACGTCGAATGGTGGAAGCACGGAGATGACCTGTATTGTGATCATTTCCGCGACGAAGGCTTCCGCGAGATCAAACTCAGTGAGGTCAAGCCTGGTGATGCTCTGCTGATGAAGGTCGGCAGCAAAGTCGTCAACCACGCAGCGATTTATCTGGGCGATAATGTCATCCTGCACCACGTCCAAAACCGTCTGTCTGGCCGTGAGATGCTGGACGACCAATGGATGCGGCGCATTACGCACGCACTGAGATATGCTGACGATTCTTCTGCTGGGTGAGCTGGGCAAGCGCTACGGCAGGCAGCATCGCATGGACGTGCGGTCGCCTGCGGAAGCGGTTCGAGCGCTTGCCGCCAACTTCCCTGATTTCACGTCATGGATGTCCAGCTCGGCAGAGCGCAACGTCGGCTATCGAGTGATTTCTGGCGATGAGTCGATCACTGCGGATCTGTTGCACAACCCGGCAAGTCGGCGAGTGATCATTGCGCCGGTAATCATGGGTGCGGGAGGCGATAATCCGTTTACGAAGATATTGCTAGGGGCAGTCATCATCGGGCTGGCCTTCTACACTGGTGGCGCATCGCTTACGGCTACCGGTCTTAGTTTTACAAGCTTTGGCGCACAAGTTGCATTCGGGATCGGCGTTTCTTTAGCCCTCGGTGGCGTATCTCAATTGCTGGCTCCGACGCCAATAGGCGAGCAGCCGCTCGAGGCTACACCGTCGAGCTATATCTTCGACGGCCCAGTCAATGTCACTGCACAAGGAAACCCTGTCCCAATTGGCTATGGCAGGATGATCGTGGGCAGCGCGGTCATCTCAGCCGGGATCACGGTGGACGATATCTCGATCATTGAGGAAAAGGTTGATCCAGCTGCGTTTTATGACGCCGGCGGAACTTACTGATGGCTAACACACTTCAATCACGCGCATTCGCCCAAGTGCTCGACCTTATCAGCGAGGGCGAGATCGTCGGCCTGGTGGATGGGGCTAAATCGATCTATCTAAACGGCACGGTGTTGGAGAATGCCGATGGTAGCCGGAACTTCCAGAACGTAACCTATGAAGGTCGCACCGGAACTCAGGCGCAGACCTACATCCCATCTGCTGCGGACGTTGAGTCGGCGCAATCAGTATCAACTGAAGTCACTGCCGCAACACCGTTGGTTCGCACGGTATCAAACTCAGATGTTGATGCAGTCCGTTTGGTGTTGTCTGTTTTGGCTTTGTATAAAGCTGAAAATGATGGGACGCAATCCGGTACAAGCGTTGATATTGCAATCGATGTTCAAGCAAGCGGCGGCAGCTACGTCACGCAAATCACAGACACGATTGATGGTAAGGCAACATCAAAATATCAAAGAGCGTATCGAATCGCATTGACTGGATCTTCGCCATGGAACATCAGAGTTAGACGCATTACTGCTGATACAACTGATCCGGCGTTGCAGAACAAAACCTATTGGGATAACTACACTGAAATCATCGAAGCCAAGCTGAGATATCCAAACTCTGCCTTGGTGTCTATGCGGTTCGATTCTGCGGCATTTCAGGGTATCCCATCCCGCTCCTACGACCTGAAAATGTTGAAGGTGCAGGTTCCTGTCAACTACAATCCAGTTACGAGGCAGTACACAGGACTTTGGAACGGGACATTCAAGACAGAATGGACCGACAACCCAGCATGGTGCTTTTACGACTTAGTCACCAATGATAGATACGGGCTTGGAGCTTATATTCCAGCCGCGCAGGTAGACAAGTGGGCACTCTACAGCATTGCTAGATATTGTGACGCTGTTGACTCCGAAGGAAATTACGTTGGTGTTTCAAATGGGTTTGGAGATCTAGAACCGCGCTTCACTTGCAATCTGTACTTACAAAGCCGCGCAGAAGCCTTCAAGGTTGTGCAGGATTTGTCCAGTTGCTTTCGGTCAATGGTTTACTGGTCCAGCGGCGCTCTTACGGTAGCTCAAGATGCGCCAAGTGACCCGGTAGCACTATTTACACAATCAAACGTCGTCGATGGGCAGTTCATTTATTCAGGCAGCAGCGCAAAAGCCCGTCACACGGTCGCGCTAGTGACTTGGAATGACCCTTCGGATTTGTACAATAAAAAAATCGAGTACGTCGAGGACGCCGAGGCGATCGCACGGTTCGGCGTGGTTCCTACCGAGGTCGTTGCTTTCGGATGCACCAGCCGCGGCCAAGCAGCGCGTGTCGGTCGATGGTTGTTGTTTTCTGAACGCTATGAGTCAGAGACAGTAACTTTCCAGACCGGATTGGAAGGCGCGATTGCTCGACCAGGTCAAATCATTAAAGTCGCTGACGCTAATCGCGCCGGCGTTCGGCTTGGGGGCCGGATCCGTAGTGCAACAAACACGGCGATTACTCTTGACGCTCCTGTAAGTCTTGGCGCCTCTAGTTGGACAATCTATGCAGTGCTACCTAATGGGACAGTTGGCCAGTCTCAGGTGGCAAGCGCTGCCGGGAACACGGTCAATCTTGTTACCCCTTTGGCAGCAGCTCCGCAATCTGGTGCCCAGTGGATTATGTCGACCAGCACGGTCGAGGCTCAGACGTTCCGTGTTTTGACAGTAGTAGAACAAGGTCAAGGCGTCATTGAGATCACAGGATTAAAGCACAATCCGGACAAATACGATGCTGTAGAAAACGATCTTGTATTGCAGCCGCGTGACATCACTGAATTGACTCCAATTCCTGAAGCTCCAATAAATTTAGTTGCTTCAGAATCTTTGTATGTGTATCAAGCAGAAGTTAGATCGAAGATCAGTATTGGTTGGGAAAACGTCAGCGGCGCAACCCATTACCTGGTTTTATGGAATAAAGACGGAGCGAACTTTATTGAATCACTGACTAATGTCAGCGATTTTGAAATCCTTAACACTACACCCGGCGACTTTTTAATTCGAGTGTATTCGGTTGGGCCTACCGGGAAACAGTCATCAACATATGCTGAAACGACCATTTCAGCATTAGGAAAGACTGCGCCACCTGCCACCGTCACTGGGCTTGCAGCGATTGTCGATCCAAATATCGGAATTACCTTAACTTGGGACAAGGTATCCGATCTTGACCTGGATGGATACGAGATCAAAGACGGGGCGACTGTACTAGCGATTGCTAAGACAACCTCGTTCAAGGTTGGGCTGCTTCCGACCGGCACCAAGACATTTACAGTTCGCGCGCTGGACACTTCGGGGAACTACAGCGCAGCGGCTGCCAGCATAAACGTCACGATCAACCCATCGGCGACACCAACGGTCACCGCCACGCAGTCAGGCGACTTTTATACATTGACATGGACAGATGCCACTGCGACTTTGGCGGTATCAGAATACATCGTCAGGTTCGGTGCCAGCTTTGCCACTGGAACAAACGTCGCGAACGTCAAGGGCACCAGCTTAACCATTCCGGTTACCTGGACTGGATCGCGCACATTCTGGGTCGCGGCCGTTAATGTTGCCGGCATCACAGGG